GCGGCATTTGAAGATTAATTCAAAGGTAATTTTTTATAGACACTATTTAAAATAGTAGCAAGGAGACAAATTAAAAAATGGCAACATTCTGGAACGACAGGACATTAGAACCAAAAAGAAGTTTTAAATACTTAATGAACTTCTCTAAGTGGGGAATTGATTATATTATCAAAACAACCGATAAACCAAGTTTTGAGGTATCAGAAACTGAGCATCAATTTCTTAATCACACATATTATTACCCCGGCCGAGTGACCTGGAGTGAAATTACAGTTACAATGGTTGATCCAGCCTCTCCAGACGCATCAGCGACGTTAGAGACCATCCTGGGCCAATCCGGATACAATCTTCCATGGAGCCGAGAGGAGGCCACGGCAGATGTTGTAACTAAGAGTGATGCATGCGATGCTCTTGGTACTGTGTATATAAAACAAATTGGAAGAGGCGAGTCAGATGTCATTGAAGAGTGGACTCTCGAAAATGCTTGGATCAAAAACGTAGAGTTTGGATCTCTTGATTATGGTTCCGAAGATATGGTAGAGATTTCAATCACTATTCGATATGACTTTGCCTATATGTCTGCACACCAAGGCGGCACGTTCTAGCCATAAACTTTTTCCTTAACATTTATAAAAAATACCTATATACTTATAGTACACATAAATTATGAGGTGATAAGTGTCTACACGAAATAACGAAGATCGAATTGGAACAAACCAGTCAGCCGCTGATGCTCCCCCAATCGACGCAACAGAAACAACTCCAGGAACGCTTGATTTCGCAACGCCAACTGAGTTTGTGGAACTGCCTTCTCAAGGAAAATTTTACCCAGAAGGTCATTCGTTGCACAATAAAGAAACTGTTGAAATCCGCCATATGACGGCGAAAGACGAGGACATTTTAACATCGAAATCTCTTTTGAAGAAGGGATTAGCAATTGATCGCTTGTTAGAAAACGTCATGACGGACAAGACAATCAAGCCAGACCAGCTATTGGTCGGAGACAAAAATGCAATTATTATTGCGACTAGGCAAACGGGATACGGTTCAGAATATGAGACAACCGTGACATGTCCAGTCTGTGCAAACTCATCTCGACATGAGTTTAATTTAGCAATAGCAGAAATTAATGGACCAGACAACTGCGCATCTCATGGTGCAGAATTAACAGATAATGGCACTTTACTTATTACTTTGCCAAAATCTAATGTCGTCGTTGAGGCTAAGATGTTGACAGGCAGAGACGAGACTGCACTAGTAAAAATGCAGCAAACAAAAAGCAAACATGGGCTTGGCGAGCATAATCTCACCTCACAGTTCAAAATGTTTATCGAATCTGTCAATGGGCACACAGATAGAAATACAATTTCTAAGTTTGTTGATAATATGCCCGCCACAGACTCAAGACATTTAAGGAAGACTTATGGTAAATCAGTTCCGAATGTTGATCTAACACAGAAGTTTTTCTGCGAGGAGTGCCTTACAGAAACGGAAATGGAGGTTCCGCTGACCGCGGAGTTTTTTTGGCCTAAGTGATGACTATATGAAGAGCGTTTATGAAGAGTTCTTCTTTTTAAAATATTATGGCGGATGGAGTTTCATCGAGGCATACAGTCTGCCAGTTGGATTGAGAAGGTGGTTTGTTACTAGATTAGCAGATCAACTTAAGAAGGAAAGCGAGGAAATGAAAAAAGCCACTTCAAACTCTCGCACGAAAAGATAAGTATAAGACTACGAAAGTAGTCTTTTTTTTTAAATTATGAGACTATTTATAAGAGATAATTGTGCCTGGAGGAATTTATAGTGGAAAATCTTCATGAAGATGAGCTTTCTGAACAAATCATTGATTTGGGAGCAGCAAAAAATGATCTCTTAACCGAAAGTTGGTTGAGGATGTTTGGTGGAGTGACCAAAATGATTATGGGAAAGATGTTTGGAACGTATAACATAAGCGCAGGACCCCTGCCGAACTTTCAAGTTCGAGGCACAAAATCAGAAATAGCTTCTTATGCCAGAGCCCTAGGAAACGAAAAACAATTTATGGTCGCAGCCAAGAAATTTGGGCTGGACGATCCCAGGACTTACAAATCTAAAATAAAGTTGGACAAGGCTATTAAAAACTTTGAGAAAACAACGGGATTAATATGGCCGTTTAAGTCATAGAGGACTAGAGAATGGCAGACGATATTACACCAGAAGAACAATTAGCAAAGCAACAAGCAATCGCTGACGCCGCTGAAAGGCGCCTTGCCAGTCTGGAAAAATCCAACGCCCTCATGAAAGAGGAACTTAAGCACGCTGAAGACCTTAGTAACAAGGTAGAGCTTGCTGCCGGCATAAGAGAAAACGAAATTAGATTATTCGAGTCCCGCATTGAAAAGATGCAAGAGTCTTTAGGAATTGAAGAGGCAATTAACGCTGAAAAAGACAAACAAACGGCGCTCAATTTTGCTTTAATCTCTGGTGACGAAGATAAAATAGCACTTGCAAAAGAAGATCTCAAAACATCGCAAGAAAAGTTAAAAAACCTATATAAGCAAATTGAGGTCAAGAAACGAGATCTCAAGATAATGAAAAAACGCGAGCGCGCCATAAAGAAGGCAGGAGATAGTTTCCAGGGCATGCTCGAATCTACTACCGGTATCAGTGAGGCGTGGCGAGACACATCATGGGGCGCCATGGCAACTCTTTCTGGCGATGCTAAAGGTACGGCCGAAGCTTTCAATAACATGAAGTCGAAATTTGTGGAAACATTCACCGCAGCGAATGTTCTTGGGTCGACTTTTGAAAAGATGATTGAGAGTTCAATAGCCACAGCATATGCCCTAGATGAACAAACGGCCGCAGTCGGAAAAGCAACAGGCCAGGGCCGCCGCTACGATCAGATGATCACTGACATGACCTACAGTTTTGATTTGGCCGGAAACAGTATGCGCCAATTAGGTATCAACACACAGGAATATGCAGAATCTCTTGTTTCTCTCAATTCTAAGGTCGCTGCCTTTAGCAAACAAGGTGATGACGCCCAGAAAAGTATGGTTGATTTTACAGCGACAATGGACAAGCTAGGAATCCAAAACGAAGCCATTGCAGAAAGTTATGATACCCTGATTGGCGCATTTAGAATGTCTTCTGAAGAAGCCGAGGCGGCGATTGGAGATGTTTTAGGCTTGGCAATGGAAATTGGCGTACCTCCGCAACAGATGGCCGAGGAATTTAACGCAGCTTCAAAGAAATTGGCCGCATATGGCACCAACATGATAGACGTGTTTAAAAAGGTCTCAGCCTCTGCGAAATCATTGAATATGGATACAACCAGCCTTCTTGGTATTATGGAACAGTTTGACACATTTGAGGGCGCCGCAACAGCAGTTGGGAATTTAAATGCAGTCCTCGGAGGCCCATATTTGAATTCCATTCAGATGGTTAGAATGAACGAGGAGCAGAGAACCAGGGCAATGATCGAAGCTATGGAAGCTTCTAATAGATCTTGGAAAGATATGGGCAAATATGAGAAAATGGCCATCGCCAATGCTGCCGGGATTTCCGATATGTCCGAGGCCAATAAAATATTCGGCCAATCCCTTTCCTCTTATGACGAGCAAATGCAAAAATCAGCGGAGGCAGATGAAAAACAAAAAGACTTCAATGAAGCACTTAAAGAGCTTCAGACTCTTGGTGATAAGATGAAAATAATGTTCCAAAGCCTGGCTGTTGCTCTAAAGCCCGTCTTTACGGGTTTAGGCCACCTAGCGACAGCTTTAGGGAAGATTTTTTCAGGCATTACATATGTGATGAGCTTGCAAGGCGGTTGGGTTGGTATCATCGTCTCCATCGTCCTCGGCCTGTTCGCCATGGGTGCAGCAATTACATTCGTGAGCACTCTTCTGACGAAAAAACTAAAAATCCAGGCATGGAATATAGCCCAAGAGATTTATTTAAATACCTTGATTTTTGCTCAGTACCTGGCCAGGAAATTGGCCAACGGCGAGTTATTAAAAAGCATATTGCTCGGAGCGAAAAATCTAATTGTCCTAGTGGCGCAAAAGGTGGGATATTCCGCCCTGGCCGTCATACTGGGGTCTGTAGCCGTAGCTACAAGCATAGCTTCTGGAGCCATGGCACTCTTTAACCTGGTGCTTTCGATGAATCCTGTCGGACTCGTGATTCTGGGTGTCCTCGCGCTTATCGCAGTGTTTGGTGATCTCAAACAAATTGTCTTGGGAATCGGCAAGGTATTATTCTTTGCGTTGACCGCGCCAATTAATGCAGCAATCTGGGCTTTGAATAAATTGATCGACGGCGCCAACTTAATTCCTTTTGTTAATATTCCAAATATTGATCAGATTTCTTTAGATTCTATACCGTTCTTCATGAATGGCGTAACAGACTTCCAGGGCGGGCCGGCCATTGTTGGTGAGGCCGGCCCAGAAATGATAACGATGGGCAAGGGAGCTAACGTTGTAACTAATGAAAACGTACAGAGAATTATGTCCGGAGCAACCGATGCAAAAACTGGCAAATCGGGTGGCTTAAATGTGCAAGACATTAAAGCAGCTTTTATCTCGGCAATTCAGGAGACCGGATTGGCATCGGCTTCCCCTGGAGCCGGCGGAGAAGGCACAACGGTTATTATGAAGCTTAACGATAGAGAGTTCGGCCGAGCAGTATATGAGAAGGTAGAACAAAAGACAAACATTATTCCTAAATGATGTTATAATGAAAAAAGCAATGAATCAATATTTATATAAAGAGGACAAAAAATGGGTTTTGTAGACACAGGAAATGGCCAACGCGAAAAAGGTCAGAAAATAGAATTCTATCATATACCGACAGATCAATCCGTTGATTTTAAGGCATATATTACGGACCTTAGTGATAACTATTCTAGCAATTGGGAGTCAGAAGAAGTATACGGACGAATGGATCCAATCCAGACATTTAAAAATACTTCTCGTGAGATAAGCATCGCTTTTGATATTGTTGCCGGCTCACCAGAGGAGGCAAGATCAAACCTGGAAAAATTTTCTAAATTGATTGGCTTTTTATATCCAAACTACGACATGCAACACCAATCATTACATCAGGGGGCAGTGAGCGTGGGGGCAAACACAATATCGGCTGCACCATTAATGAAAGTAAAATTCATGAATTTAATTGCTGCAGCCGGAAACCCTAATGGGGCAGCAAAAGAATCTGGTTTAGTTTGCACATGCAAAGGTTTTTCCTTTAAGCCAGACTTAAGTTCGGGATTTGTTTTTGATCAAGAGACAAACGGTTTTTTGTATCCAAAATTCTATAATGTTAGCATGGCCCTGACCGCCTTACACAGTCATGCGCTGGGGTTCAATCAAGAAGGCGCCGCCAACGCTGCCAATTTTCCATATGGTGTACCTGCGGGAAAAGTCGCAGAACCAAAAAGAAACCCAAATCAGGGAGCAGATCCAACCAGAAAAGATCCAAACAACCCACAACAATCCAGCGCCGAGTTGGTTGTTCTAAAGGGCAACACCTCAGAAAGTACATAAGGAAAGAAACCAAATGGCAATTAACAGATATTATAGTCGACCCACAATGAGAAATTTTCACGAAAACATAAAAGAATTCCTAGAAAACAAAAAATTAATTTATGTTGATCACTACACAACACCGGTATTGTATCAGCCAACACAAGAAGAGTTTAGTTCCCTACAAGTGGTCTCTCATGTTTGGGCCACAGGAGATAGATATCATAAATTGGCACATAGATATTATAATGATTCTAAATTATGGTGGGTTATAGCTTGGTTTAATAAAAAACCTACCGATAGTCATGTAAAGAACGGAGATGTAATTCAAGTTCCTTTTCCTTTAGAAAATGTTTTAACAATATTTAGGGTTTAACAATGGCTACCTCAAAGAAACAATTTGAAATAAGCGAGGCCAGTTATGTAAGTTCTGGAGATGGCCAAAGACAAGCACGGCGCCTTGCTGAACAGTGCTTTTTGATAGACAACTGGAGAGTATACACTGGATATTCTAGATGGGGGCGGGATAAAGGTAGCAAAACTTCAAAACATTTTAAAAACTTCACTCCCATTCACGGAGGATCTCCAGAAGTTTTAATATCTATGTTGACAGGAAAACCAGGCACTCAGATATTATTTGATATGACGCCGGATCAAAAAGCGCTATTAGTGCCAAAAATAAGAATATTTAAATCATATCTTGTTACGGATCCTTCAAAATCTCCAAGCGAATATAAGGACGTCGAGTTTAATTTTCCAAGCGAGGCAATGAGCCAGGAAGAAGTTGCACAAATAACTAAAGATAAATTCGGCCGCGGCCATGGCGTAGGAATACAATCTTTTGAATGGACATACGACGGAAAAGACCCTGCCCAGGTCAAATATAGTACCAAATGTAAGTTAACGTTGTTTTTCCAGAATCTTGCAGATTTTACGGCACCGCGAAAATCAAGAGAAAAATTCAAAGGAAAAGATATTCAATATAAATTTTCAGACATTATAAATCCATATGAATCCAAGATATATTCTAAAGAAGAGGGCCAGGTCCTAAGAAAGAACGATGACTCGTCTGCTTGGAGGCTCAAAGCCATTGTTGGTTGGAGTCTCCCCCGGGGAATTAAGGACAAAAAATTAATGAGCCCTGGTATGCTTTCCGCCATCAATGACTGCAAGGTAGTTTTATATTTAACAGTGACCGAACACGATATTGAGTTTAATCAGGATGGATCTTTGAGGGTTACTGTTGATTTTGTCGGCGCCCTAGAGAACGCTTTACAAGATCCGAGATCAAATGTCTTTGGTAAGGCTCGAATGGGTCTGGCAGAATCAAACGCCAGACAAAGAGCCTTCTCTGAAGAAAGTGGAACAAATAAAAGCGCAATCAGGGTAACTCCCGCCGAAGCCCGAGCCGAACTAGATCGACGAAAACGGGAAAAGGATGCCAAAGAAGGCTCAGATGGCTCTCCGTCTAACTATGATAGCAAAGACGAAGAGTTGAATGATAGACTAGCCGAAGTTGACGAAGACAGGTTGAACAGAATAATCGCCACATATGACAATGTTAAAGCTTTGTCGGAAGCAGAAATGAGAAGAGAACAACAAAAATACTTTATAAATAGCTTGATCGCGTCTGACAGGCTCAAAGTAGCTGCAATACCTCAAGAAGAGTTAGGTATGTGGAACGGAAAGCAACTAAAAGCTACTGCTCTTGCCCGATTTCGTGCCTTGCGGAGTGATTTATTAACCATGGGCCCTGAAGGAAAAGCGGAGCTTGCTGCTGTTCTTAAAGCCGCCGGCATAACCGACAAGAGTGTAATTGAAGATATGATAAGTAGAAAACCTTATGCATATGAAAAGGAAACAGACACAAGTTGGATTAAAGACAGGGACATAAGTAGGTTAACCAATAGAGAAAAATCCATACTGAAGACGTACACTGAAGCAGCTCAAAGACTCCACAAAGGCGGCAGCGGTCAATCCGGCAAAGACAAGTTCTGGCAAGAAAAGGCTAAAAATGCAACCAGCAGAGGACAAAGTTCGGTTAACTATTCAAATAAATTAGATGAACAACAAAATGAACATAGTGAGGACGCCTCGACCCACCATAAGATCGAAGACGCCGGCATAGCAAAAGACTGGATCAACGATGCGGATAAAAGCTTGCATAAGTGGGTCCGCGATCTAGACCCAGCCAACAGTAAATTTACTAACGGAGATAGAACTTTTGTACAGTTTGAGTTTATGTATTTTGGAGATATAATAGAAGTCGCTCTTAACAATTTTGCAAACCACCCAGACCACAAACGCCAAAAGATATTAATGGGCGATTTTTATTTTTTTGATAGATTTACAAAAAAGAAGATACAAATAAATCTAGCAGACATACCAGTTTCTTTTCATTATTTTTTAATATGGTACCAGAACAGGATAATAAAAAGGGACATTATTAATATGAGCGCTCATGACTTTATAAAAGAAATTATATCCTATATTATTAATCCGATGTTTGGGACGACCTGCTATGGCAGTGAAACCGGCGAATCGGCACAGAATTATTTAACGGTAAAAAGTTCTACTTTTAATGCACCCGCCGCTTCAGATGGTTCTGATAGATTAACTGGAAGAAGCAAAAATGGGAGATTGTTTGTGGTTGGCGGTCTAAACGGCATGAAAGCGAACATAGTTCGCGGAACCCATTCTAAACCAGATTCTTCTAAAGAAGTCTCAGGCTTGCAAGCCAAGCCAGGTTCAAATCCGGCAAATATTTTTAATTATACTATTCTATATGCCAACAGTAGTAACGTTAACCGGTTAACCGGGAACCCTCTGGAAGACTCCAGCAATGGAATTTATCACTTGCGCGTCGGAGCAGATAGAGGTCTGGCTAAAAAGTTTAACTTCAAAGCCGAAAAAAGAAAATATGCCGCCGAGGCCTCTGTTGTTGATAGAAATCAAAGAAGCGATATCGAAGGCCTTCGCGGATCAAAATACAATTGTGATATCGAGATGATAGGCAATCCTTTGTTTCAGAATGGTCAGTATATATTTATAGACCCGTCAATGATGGGCTTCGGCAATTTTTCAGAAAAAGCATTCCAAGAAAATCAAAGAATTCTTAGACTTGGGGGCTATTATTTGATTATCGAAGTGCAGTGTTCTATTGACTCTGCCGGGTTTCAAACAACATTGAAGACGTTGTGGGAGAACTTCCCAACAAATTATAAGAGACGAAGAGGCGGAGAGTCTATCGAGATGGCATCAACAAACCATCCAAGCACCAACAGCTTAGCAGCGCAAGATCCAACTGAACAACCCACTCACCAGCGGGACCATGGTCGCCGCGCCGGAGCGGCCGCCGCCAAAGCAAAAGACTGGATATCCGGGTGGGGAGACCAGAGATAATGGCTAAATTTGATGACAAAGATATACTTCCATTTGTAAGTCCAATTGGAAAAAACGGTTTAGATGCAGAAACACTATATTATTCCAGGAAGCATTACAATCTTTATTCTTACCCCTCTGATGCCGGCCCCGAACCGATTGATATGTGGAACGAGAAACAACATTACGGTCGACTCGATGAAAATAACAATCCTGTATTTTTATCTGAAGAGAACTTAAAGCCAATTCCATCTTCAGGTCGCTCGGCAGTTTTTGTTGCAGATTTTGTGGCGGATGCATATAAAGACATGATGCAATATTTTGAAGATGCTATTCAAACAGGGGTAATTTGCAAGGATAGCTTGTTTAATCAGCTTGACCCCAAACGAGGCTGGTTAAATTTAAAAAATGAATATCATGGATTATTAAATTCTGATTATGACGCATTCGCTCAAACATATTCTCCTCTAAGACTTTCTAAAAGAAAAAACAAAATAAAATCTTTCGATCTTTTTGCCAAAGAGTATATTAACTATCTTAAAAAAAGCAAAATATCAGTTTTGTTGACCAAGAGCAAATTTATAACCAGCACATCTGTATCGCCAACAATAAGCGGGCTGATTATAGAGTTTGCAACCGATAAACACTCGGACGACCCCGGAAAAATAGATTATATTCAAGATCCATCTTTTCTTTTTTACAGACACGCAGCCAGAAAGTTTGGTTTTATGGTTGATAAAAATGCGCCATGGCGAATCGTGGCAGATATAAAATCTCCAGAAATGAAAAAGTATATGAAGGTTTATGGCTTTACACCAGAAAATTTATTTTCATATTATTACTATAAATCTTATTTTTTTGACTTGGATTATCTGAAAGCCCACATGGTAAACGTGTACAACTCTTATGTGAGTGCATATCCAGTCTTCCAGGAGAAGAAAATTATTTGTGAAAAAGTAGTCACGGTTAGTACCGAGCGCCACCCTGTAACAGAAGATTATGTCGATCAAAATTATGACTTAAATTTTTGGCTTGAAAAGTATATAATTATTCGAAATATAGAAGAAAAAAATAAGTTTACAGAGGCAAGATTGAGTCTTATAATAAAAAAAGCAAAAAAATTAAATAAACACTTTGACATTTACCGAGCTTTAGAGTATACTAATAGTAACTTTAAAATTTCTTCAAAAAAGAAAGAACCTAAAAAAACAGATTATTAATGATATTTCAAACACTAGATGAAAAAAAAGAGTGTTTCGGTATATACGCCAACGGAGTAATAAATTATGAAAGAATTCCAGAGGATCTTACTGCAACTTGGTCTTACGCCTCTTATTTGGATGGCGTGGACATTAGATATGCTTCTCTCTATGCTGGGGACAGCAACATTGCGAATGTTGTTCCCGAGAGATTTCTTCCTGAGTGGGAAAGAGTAAGCAGCAAAATAAATGCATTTCGAAAATCTCTCAATACAGCCAAGATAGATCTTAATGACAATTGTCTTTATGAACTTGTACCAGAGAGGTTTATTGTTGAGCTTTGTGAGATCAAAAATAAAATTACAAAACACGTAATAAAAAACTATGACCGTCCACCAAATTATAATTTCTTGGTTGACTTGTCTAGGGTTATAAATGATATGTCTTATCAAAGACTAAACTTTGATTTCGCGGAATTGCGCCAAAATGCGGTCGATTATAAGAGTCGCCAGTGGTATAAAAAACTAAAGAAAACAGAGCCTTATATAAAATACAATATTTTCGGAACAAAGACTGGAAGATTAACAACAAAGAAAAATACATTTCCAGTATTGACATTACCAAAAAACTATAGATCAGTATTAAAGCCCAACAACGACTGGTTCGTCGAGCTTGACTTTAATGGTGCCGAATTAAGGACTCTGATGGCGCTTACCGGACATAAACAACTTCCAGGGGATATCCATGAGTGGAACAAGAAAATTCTCCATGACAACGAGTCTGATCAGATGATGACAAGGGACGAAGCTAAAAAAGAAGTGTTCTCATGGTTGTATAATAGCAAAGAGCACAACAACGAGAAGCTTCTTTTAAAGGCATATGACAAGGAAGCTGTAAAGAGTAAATACTGGGATGGAAAAAGCGTCAGCACGGTTTTTGGAAGAAAGATTCCTTCAGACGAACATCACGCCCTCAACTATATAATTCAAAGTACTTGTGCAGATCTTATTCTGCGACAAATGATTAAGATCCATAAGGTTTTATCGGATAAGAAATCCAAAATTGCATTTTGTGTACATGACAGCATTGTTATTGATTTCTCTGTCGAGGACAAGCATATGCTCAAGGATTTAATTAAGCAATTTTCTGACACAGAGCTTGGTAACTTCAAGGTTAATATCCACGCCGGAGAAAGTTACGGAAAAATGATGGAGATCAGTTTATGAAAATACATAACAAATTAATAAGAGATAGAATTCCAGAGATTATGTCGACTGAGGGAAAGGAATATTCTATTCACATTGCATCAGAAGAAGAATATAAACAGAAATTAAAAGAAAAGTTATTAGAAGAAGCTAGTGAATTTTTAAAAGAGCCCTCTTTAGAAGAGATTGGTGACGTAGCCGAAGTTTTTGGTGCCATACTAGAGGCTTTTGATTACTCGGTCGAAGCCCTCCAGCATCAAATACTACAGAAGATCGCTGACAGAGGCTCCTTTAAAGATCGAATTGTATTAGAATGGACAGAAGATTAAAATGGAAACTATTATTGGATTAGGAAATGCTGGCTGCGCCATTGCAGATGAATTTGCTAAATATAAACAGTATAGCATCTACAAGATTGACGACAATCTCCAGGGCTTGAAGAAAAATGGCATTTATAATATGCCATGGCAAGATGGTCCAGAGAGATACGAAGCTAAGTGTCCGAAAATGAAGAACTTCTTCAAAAATGTAAGTGGAGAGGTTTTATTTATAGTTTCTGGTGCTGGTAACATCGCAGGCGCCACGTTGAATATACTGGAAAATATTAAACACTGTGGCATTAATGTTTTATACATCGAACCAGACTTAGAACTGTTGCCAATAACAAAACGTCCACAAGAAAAATCTACATATTATATCTTGCAGGAATATGCAAGGTCTGGAGTCTTCAAAAGAATCTTTATGATCAGTAATCCTATGGTAGAAGACTGTG